CAGATGGTAAACTAATGAAAGTGCCATTGACTATTGAAACTCAAGCGTATATACTATATCAGACAATGCCCGATTTAATTAACCAAGCTTATGACAATGAGAACCAAACATTGGTTAAATTGTTACAAAAGTTTCAGGCACGATTACATGCAAAGCTAGTAGGAGGCGAGTAAATGCGTACAACAATTGGAATTATCAGCGGCAGGTTTCAACCTCCGCATAGTGGTCATACACAGTCATGGCAATGGCTAAACGATAAGTTCGATGAAGCATTTGTAGGAACAAGTGATAAAACTGATCCTTTACGCAGCCCATTTAATTTTAGTCAAAAGCATGCGCTGTTGGCCCATGCTGGTATTCCTTTCAATAATATTATCAAAGTAGCCAATCCGTATATCGCCACTGAGATTGTGGAAAGATTTGACCCCACATCAACCGTTGTGGTATTTGCCATTAGTGAAAAAGACATGCAGGATAATCCAAGGTTTGACTTCAAACCCAAAAAGGATGGCAGTGCTGGATTCCTCCAGCCATATGCTGCCAATGCAGCTAAATTACAGTCGGTGAACACACATGCCTATGTTATTACTTTGCCTACCTTTGAGTTTGTGGTGGCAGGTGTACTTATGACAAGTGCCACCCAACTTCGTAATCGGTTTGCAATGTCAGATTATGCTGGGCAGAAGCAGATCATTACAGATTTATACGGTGCACACAACGAAAATATCCACGACCTTATGTGTGGAAAAATTGGCTAGCGTTGTAGACGACTGTGATGCGTGGGAAGTATACCCGCAACACCGTTGGATATTTAATAAATTAGAATTGAGTTTGCGATTGGGATATGCGGCTGGACCAGGCGGGACCAGTGTGCCCTGTGATGCTGATTATATAATTCGACCAATATATAATTTAAGTGGCATGGGTGCAGGTGCAGTCCGACAACATCTCTCATGTAATGACCTTTCCAGTGTGCCGCCAGGATATTTTTGGTGTGAGCTATTTGCTGGTGCCAATATAACAGTTGACTACCAGTGGGACAATGCTGGTATTATATATCCAGTATTTGCAGCACAAGGCGCCCGCACCAGCCCAGATCTTTATCGGTTCAGTGGCTGGCGTGAAATTTATCCGCCCACAGTTGCATTGCCCACATGGATAACCCAGCTTGCAGATGTACCTAGAATCAACGTGGAATTTATCAACAATCATATTATTGAAATTCATCTAAGAGCTGGCTGTGATTTCCCTGAGGGTGCCACAAAACTCATCCCAGTATGGAGTGACATGCTGGAATCAGACCTACTGCCATTCTTGCACAAAGGATATAAATTTATTGATAATGCAGATGATGCAGATGGTAACTTAACAATTAAACGAGTAGGGTTCCTGTACAAGTAGATAGATAGATAAATACTACTATAATAGGAGACTAAACTTATGACAAGTATCAAAAATCACCGTATTGCGGGCGCAGCATATATCAGCTCACCCAACACAAGCGGCAAAATTACCCCCAAATTTATCGTACAACATTATACAGCAGGCTATTCAGCAGAATCAGCTATCAATGCTCTCACTCGCAAAGGCAGTGGTGTTAGCGCCCATGTAACAATTGATGTAGACGGCACAATCACACAGCACGTTCCATTCAATGTCAAAGCATGGCATGCTGGTCCAAGTACATGGATGGGCTATACTGGTTTGAACGCACATAGCATCGGATTGGAAATTGTAAACATTGGCTGGATGCGGATCATTGGTGCAGGTAGATATCAGGATTCATATGGCAACAACCGCACAGATGCAGATTTCCCAAATGGCGTTATTGTATCGCCAAATGCCCGTGTTGGTGGTGGTGACTTTGTATGGCCATGCTATCCACCAGAACAAATTGCAGCCGTTGAAGCATTAAATATTGCACTGATTGCCAAGTACAACATCATGGACATTGTCAGTCATGAAGAAATTGACACACGTGGATGGAAAACTGACCCAGGACCTGCTTTTCCAATGCGCCGTATGACACAGCATTTGACCAGTGATCGTGGTGATGACAGCGAGTCATGGGAAGTAACAGCCAGCTCACTTCGCGTTCGTGGTGGCCCAGGATCTGCATACAGTGTTCTACGTGGCATCGAACGTGGTGACCGAGTGGAAGTTCATACTCGCTCAGGCGAATGGGGGCGCATTGATGACGATGGTTGGGTACACACCGGATACCTACGCCGCGCTTGACAACTATAATGGCATATGCTACAAAAGTGTATGCCATTAATGAAACCACATAGTATAGCTGACTTGACGCATATACATGTCGATCAAGGCAACTATGTCTATGACGAATGGCGGTGGCAAGGTCAGCTTCACAGCATCGACGACCATCCCTCTATGATATCTGATGAGTATATGACATGGCACCGCCATGGCGTGAGACATCGTGATGAGCATCAAGGCCCAGCACAATCATGGAGAAATAAGCTTGAGTATACATATTGGAATGCAGGATTAATTCATCGCGCCAGGGGCCCTGCTACATGCTACTATAATGTGGTTGAATGGTGGTGGTACGGTGTAAATTTTGAATCAAATATGGATGCATGGGCTGACCGTGCCAATATCGATCCTGAACTATTTGTTGTGTTGAAGTTAAAATATGGTTAAAGAACGGATCTCCCATCCAAATAAGACTATGTTCTTTGACCGTTGGACCACTGCTTTTGGCCGCGTTCATCGCATAGATGGTCCTGCTATCTTATGGCATGATAACGTTCCTGAGTGGTATATTCAGGGTAAAAAATACACGTTTGAACAATGGCTGGAAGCCAACAACCATATATCAGCAGAAGAAAAAGTCATGATCAAATTAAAATATGGTTGACACCAAAGTGTCTTGCTGCTATATATAACAAGTAAGCAAAAAAGGAATACACAATGAATTATGAAGTTGGCGATACAGTTGGTTTTGCAAGTTTTCACCGTCATGGTATGCTTTTAAGTCATGGATTTGGCATTATTACCAAAATCAACGGCCACGGTCATATCCATATTACTCAAAACGGTGGCAACGAAAAGAAGTTTGATAAGTATGGCGACTCATACAAAGACAATTATGGCCCTCGCCTCATTGGTGCTGCTGAATTGACTGAAATCATCGAGCGTAATGCCAATAGCCAAAATATTACCCGTGCTACTCAAGACATTACCCGGGCTATCCAATCCCGGCAGTGTGGTAATGGTAAGAATGCCATGGACGCCGAAACATTAGATGAGATCCAAATACTGATTACCAAACTGCGCGATATGGTGGCATAGCAAGCGGCTTTACATCAGTGTAACACATTGACAACATTACAATAATTTGCTAGAATGGGGGAGTAGTTTAAAAGCTGCTCCCCCAATCACATCCAAAGGATATACAAATGACAAGAAACTTTTCCGAAGCTGAAAAATCCAAACTCAAAGAGCTGGTGACTGAAGGCATCCAAGTGTTGCAGGAAACTGATACACTCAAAGAAGCCTTGGGCGATACAGTTAAAGCCATCGCAGAAGAGCTGGATATGAAGCCTGCCATTCTCAACAAAGTGATTCGCACAGCTTACAAGGCTGATCTTGAAGAAAAGCGCGAAGCCATGAGCGATATTGAAGACATCCTTGTTGCGGTTGGCCGTGACTTCTAAGACACCTGCAAAACCAGACCAATCCCAAATTATGTACGACAAGTTGGGTCAAGAGATCAAGGTGGGCAGCATTGTTGTCGCACCTTACTCTTCTACCTCAATAAAAATATGCCGGATCATTAGGATCACACCTAAAAATTTCAGACTATCTGATGTGACAAATGGCCATAATATAATGAAGCAACATAATGAAGTCATATGTTTGGACGAAATGGAAGCATTGTTGATGTTTTTACTTTCGCGCAATCTTTAACCAGGAGAACTACCATATATATTGATATGCTATTCGATCGCGGTCGCGATACTATATCTGTGGTAGAACGTAATGAAGCAGGCGAACGTGTATTCACACAATATCCTGCTCATTACGTTTTTTATTACCCAGATAAAAAAGGCAAGTTCACCAGTATTTTTGGTGATACACTAGGGCGTTATTCCACAACCAGTGGTAAAGCGTTTAACAAAGAAAAGAAGTCGTTCTACGGTCAAACATTGTTTGAGAGCGACATCAAGCCAGAATTCCGTTGTATTTCAGACAATTATCTGGATGCTCCTGTTCCCAATTTGAACGTGGCATTTTTCGATATTGAAACTGAGGGGCGGCCGTTCGCCGCCCCTAATCAGAAAATGGTTAAGATAAGAAAGAGACAACCAAGAATATAATATTTGATATTGAGACTAATATGCTAAATAGTTGAAAGGAAGAACTATGGATCATCAATTAGTATACAACAATATAATTGTTGCCGCACTTAGCAGAAACAGTGGTGATGAACGTCACCACATTGTACCCAAGAGCTGTGGCGGCAGCAATGAATTGGACAATCTGGTATTATTGACATATAGGGAACATTACGTGTGCCACTGTTTACTGGTTCGCATGTTTCCTGCAGGATCACCTCATCGTAAGAAAATGGTATACGCACTGTGGTGGATGTCGAAGACCAGGGCAAATAAAACTAGAGTAAGCAGCCACCAATATGCAGTGGCGCGCGATCTTTTCATTGCCAACATGCCCACCAGGCAGGAAGGGTACCGCAAACGATTTGCTAGAAAATACCACGCAGGTGAATACAAATATAATCCTGCCATAAATGCAGCATCTTTACGATTATATCTTGCTGACCTAAGTCGGTTAGAATTACAAGAACGAATGGCACGATCTACCGGAACATGCGATCATATAGCCAGGGGCCGCAATATTGCCAAAGGCAAGTCGTCACAATTTGAGATTACTGACGACAACCACAATTCAATTACAGTTTGGACACACGAAGATGTCCTTTCTATCACAGGATACACCACCGCCCAATTACGCTACCGTATCCAGAAATGTGACGGTATATTGCCTGATTGTAGGCGCGTAACATATTTAAAAAGGTACACAGGTAATGACAGGACACAGCGAACATGAAACGATATCAGTTTACGAGTTAGGCACCATGGCCAACAAAGACGATTATGAAGTATGGGATGATGAAAGTAAAAGTTGGGTTACACCATCCAGTTCGTCCTATCTAAAACCAGGCTTTGGTTTTGCTCCGCCAGATGATCCTTTTAATATGATCACGGCTGTGGGGGTACACCTAAGTTGGTTAAACAAGACAATTTGTTTGGCTATCAAGCCCAAAGCCATGTCACAAGAAGAAGCAGAAGCCATTGTTGCTGACATGGATGATGTTTTCCTTATGAGGACTGAAGACGAACTACTGCTGACATTTTTGGATCTGATTGAAGATGCTGACATTTTGTCAGGTTGGAACAGTGAAGGATTTGATATTCCATACACAACCAATCGTATTGCACTGGTGTTGGGTAAAGATTACACTCGTAAGCTTTGCCTATGGGACCAATATCCCAAGAAACGCACCTATGAAGCGTTTGGTAAAGAGCAAGAGACGTTCGATCTTGTTGGGCGTGTACACTTGGATTATATGCAGCTCTACAAAAAATATACCTATCATGAAATGCACAGCTATGCGCTCAATGCAATTGCTGAACATGAACTCAACGACAACAAGATTGAATACGAAGGTACACTGGATCAATTATACAACAACGACTTCAAGAAGTTTATTGAATACAACATTCAAGATACTGATTTGTTGCGGGCTTTGGATGACAAACTCCAGTTTATTGACTTGAGTAACGTGTTGGCGCATGCAAATGGTGTGTTGATTCCCACTACTGCTGGTGCTGTGGCACAAACTGACCAGGCTATTATTAATGAAGCGCACGGACGTGGGTTGGTGGTTCCTGATAAAGTACGTGGACAAGAACATATTCCAGCAGCTGGTGCATATGTCGCCACACCAGTCAAAGGATTGCACGAGTGGATCGGATCAATGGACCTTAACTCATTGTATCCATCAATTCTGCGAGCATGTAATATGAGTCCAGAATGTATTATTGGGCAGGTTAGACATGATTTAACCAATGCTGGATTGCATGAATTTATCAAACGTGGTAAAGGTTATGCACTGAAAGTAAAAGATCCTACTAATATGAAGGAAGTGTTTGCATTTGGCAAGTCACTGCTAGACAGTCCATTCCCCAAGTATTGGGAAGGCAAGTTTGCATGTGATGAGTATAATTTGGTGATGGCTCGAGATCGTGGTCAAGAACTTATAATCGACTTTGAGGATGGCAACAGCTATGCATCGTCCGGCGCAGAGATTCATGATTTGGTATTCAACAGTGGTAAGCCATGGTGCATTACCAGCAACGGTACTATTTTTACGTTTGAAAAGCAAGGCGTTGTGCCAGGCTTGTTAGAGCGTTGGTATTCAGAGCGTAAAGTGTTACAGAAGAAGGCACGTGAGTTTAAAGAATCAGATCCAGTGCAATTTGCATACTGGGACAAGCGTCAGTTAGTTAAGAAGATTAACTTGAACAGCCTGTACGGTGCCTTGTTGAATCCGGGCAGTCGCTTCTTCGATATCAGGCTTGGGCAGTCTACCACGCTCACAGGGCGTACAATCGCCCGTCACATGAGTGCTGCGACTAATGAAGCGTTCACTGGTGAATATGATCACGTTGGTGATTCCATTATCTATGGTGATACTGACTCAGTTTACTTCAGTGCCTATCCTATCTTCAAGCCACAAATTGACACTGGTGAATTTAAATGGGACAAGGACACAATCGTTGAGTTGTATGATACAGTGGGTGATCAGGTAAATGATACATTCCCTGGATACATGGAACGCGCCCATAATTGTCCTGATTCATATGGTCGCATTATTGCGGCTGCACGTGAAGCAGTGTGTGAAAAAGGCTTGTTTATCAGCAAAAAGCGTTATGGATTGTTGGTATATGATGATGAAGGCACAAGGGTGGATACTCCCACCAGTAAAGGCAAACTTAAAGTCATGGGCTTGGAAATCAAGCGCAGTGACACACCAGTTTACATGCAGGAATTCCTCAAAGAGATCCTGAGTGCTACACTGTATGGTGCAACTGAGAAAGAAGTTGTTACCAGAATTTTAGAATTTCGACAGGAGTTCAAGAATATGCCAGCATGGGAAAAAGGTACACCAAAACGTGTAAACAACCTAACCAAGTATACCAAAGCTTGGAATAAAACTGGCAAATGTGGTGTAGGGCATGTTACAGCGGCGATTAACTACAATCGTCTGCGTGAAATGCACAGCGATCAATACACTATGGAGATTGTTGATGGTATGAAAACCATCGTATGCAAACTCAAGCAGAATCCGCTGAATATGACCAGCATCGGTATTCCCACTGATGAAAAGCGGATTCCACAATGGTACAAAGACTTGCCATTCGACAACGACTTAATGGAAGAGACCATTATTACCAAGAAGATCAGCAACCTATTGGGCACACTGAAATGGGATTTATCCCGCGCAGAGTCCAAGACTACATTTAACGATTTATTTGATTTTTAATTGTCGGCAAGACTTGACACCAACAAGTCTTGCCGACATCAAATACCTAGACATGGAATAATCGTTATGTTACAATAGGTTATACCCGAACATAGAAACTTTACAAGGAAATATCATGGATATTAAATCCGTCCTAATGGACATCGTCAAGCACACCAGTGGGCTTGGCATTATCGAAAACGTTAAGATCACCGGCACTGACGACGGCACTTCCATTACAGCAATGGATGCCAACAAAACAGTAATTCTCACTGGCAAAATGCATGACACTGTTCCTGAATTTGTTGGTGACTTTGGCATGGGCAATCTGGGATTACTTACATCGTTGATGCGATTGTCAAACTATCAAGATGCAAATGCTACAATTGACGTTGTACGTCAAGAACGCAATGGCGAAGAACTGCCTGTGAACTTGGTGTTCAGGGATGCTGAAGGCGGCAAAGACCAATATCGTTTTATGAGCCGCGAAGTAATTGACCAAGCTATGAAAGTGGCTACGTTCAAAGGCGCAAGCTGGGACGTACAAGTAACCCCAGCAGCCAAGCGCATTAGCCAATTGGCAGAAGTTGCTGGCATCTACTCAAGTGTTGATCCTGCGTTCAGCGTAAAAACAGAAGACGGCAATTTGGTTTTGGAAGTGGGCAGCAACGAAGGTGGTGTAACTGGTCGCCGTGTATTTGCAGAAAATATTGAAGGCAATCTATCCACAACTTGGAGTTGGCCACTTGCACAGTTCTTGGCTATTATCAAGCTGGGCGGCACAATTGTTGTACATTTCAGCAACCAAGGTGTATGCCAAATTAATGTTGACAGCGGACTGGGGGTGTACAGCTATATTATGCCAGCACTCAGCAACTAAATGGCAACAAAATATTACACTGGTTTTACGTGCTCGACATTTGATTTGCTGCATGCAGGTCACGTCGCCATGCTACGTGAAGCCAGTGGAATATGTGATACACTGATTGTTGGGTTACAAATTAATCCCAGCCTAGACAGACCTCAAAAAAACACACCAGTACAGTCAATTGTAGAACGATACATGCAGCTCAGTAGTATTAAATATGTGGATGAAATTATCCCGTATCAAACTGAGCAGGATTTGATTGATATTCTATCCACACTGCAACTTGACGTGAGAATACTAGGCGATGAATACCGCCACAAAGATTTTACAGGCAAAGACATCTGTAATACTCGTGGTATTCAAATTTATTTCAACCAACGCGATCATCGTTTTTCCAGCAGTGAATTACGCAAACAAGTCGCATTATATGAGAGAGACCGTAATGGTTAAAAAGATTAAATTTATTGAAGAAGAGATTCCTGTAGAGGTGATGGACGAGCAGACGTACCAGACAAAGATGCTGGAATACCAAAAATCCATGGACTGGAAAGTTTGGGAAATACTGAAACTTATGCAAAGTATGGCAGAAACCACAGTATCAGTTGACGACACAGATATTGAAGTTGCAACTCCTGCCAAACTCAAGTCAGGAATAACACCTATTATCGTTGAGGAAGACCAATGACGCACACATTAACACTGACCAATACCAAGATCTTTGTAACTTTTCAAAAGGAAGGCATCCACTGTTATCCTGCAGCCGCTGATGATCCCATGTTGAAAACAGGTGATAAATATGACGTAAGCTTTTTAGGTTATCCGCATCGTCATATATTTCACTTTACTGTGGGAATTGATGTATTCCATGATGACCGTGACATTGAGTTCATTCAATTTAAACGTTGGTTAGAAGGGCTTTACGCAGACGGAACCATTGAACTAGACTATAAAAGCTGTGAAATGATGGCTGAAGAACTGGCTAATCAAATTCATCAAGTTTACCCTGGTCGTGCAATGGCAATCACGGTTAGTGAAGACGGCGAAAACGGCGCTACACTTAACTTTACATCAACAAACGACAACAACGTCGTGAAAATCTAAGGACTACAATATGTCAACTCCATTAAGCCTCAATGACATCAAATACGATCTTCTAAAAATTATCGAGCCATGGGATGGTTGCCTTGCAGAAGGAAGCCCGCGGCCAGTACGACAGTTATTCACTGCTTACTTGCTGGATAACCAGAAAGACAAAACTATCTACGACTTCAGCATTGACACAAGTGCAAGGGATAAAGCCATTACGTTTGATATCAACATTCGTATGTCACCAACCCGCGCCCCGAAAAAGCTGAAAATCCATGTGGGCATCTTCACCAAGCCTTGGTGTAATGCTGCATGAAAACTGCATATGTCTTTGATGTAGATGGCACACTTACTCCCAGCCGTGATGTAATTACTGATGAGTTTCGTGAATTTTTTACGACATTCTGCGAGCAGCATCTTGTGTATCTGGTAAGTGGTTCCGACCATGCAAAGACCGTGGAGCAGCTGGGTGAGGTTATTACAAATGATCTCACCCAGCTGGTTTACAGTTGCTCAGGCAACAGTGTGTGGGACAACGGTGTTGAAATATACTCAGATCCGTGGACGCTGCCTGTCCCAGCCCGAAACTATTTAATAGATGTGCGATTGTTTAGTAAATGCCCTGAAAAGACTGGTAACCATCTTGAAGCACGGCCTGGCTCTGTTAATTTTAGCACTGTGGGCAGAAATGCCACACGTGAACAACGTGCAGAATATATTGAGTTTGACAATCGAACTGGTGAACGTGAAAGTATTGTGAAAACATTCAACACTTGCTTTGGTAGTAAATTAAACTGCACTGCACTGATCGGCGGCGAAACAGGTATCGATATCACCAAAACTGGCCATGATAAATCACAAATTCTCAAAGACTTTACAGATATGAATGTTATTTTCTTTGGTGACAGATGTGCACCAGGCGGGAATGACTATCCATTAGCCAATGCCATATTACAACGATTTTATCCTGCAGACAGCGTCTTCCCCGTTTCTGGGTGGCAAGACACCATGGGCATCTTGACACAGCACTGTTAACCTGCTACAATCATTACATAATCCAAGGAAATTACATGACTCAACCACAAATTAATCTGACCGACACGAACAGTGACTACAGCGTATTTTTACCCAGTATCAGCAGCTTCTACACAGGCCAGTTGGCTAATCCCACTACCCGCACCCCTGCAGGTTTTGAAAAGGGCTTGGACGGACTGGACTTTTTAAAGCCCAAAGACAATTATTTCAGCTATAAATGGGGACTGTACTCTGCAGGTCACGCCCAGTTGGATATTACCAAGAGCAAAGTATCTGATGCCATGGTGCAAAACCGTGATCGTAAAAGCAGCTTTATCCTGGGCGACAGTGGAGGGTTCCAGATTATTACTGGCATCCTGAAAATGGACTGGCCAAACTTTTACACAAATGACGACATCCGTCACAAGGTGCTTGACTGGCTGGAAGAAACTGCTGATTACAGCATGACACTGGATGTTCCCAGCTTGGCAGCAAGTGAGCCGTTCAGTTCGCGCAACGGTATCAAGTCTTTCCAACAATGTCTGGATTACAGCAAGTTTAACAACGACTGGTTTGTGAAGAATCGCAAATATCAAACAAAATTCCTGAACAGTATGCAGGGACGGACAGTTGCAGAATCACGTCATTGGTTTGACGAAGTAAAAGACTATCCTTTTGATGGCTTTGGCTTTGGTGGTTCCACAAGTAAAAACTTGGTGGTATTACTGAAATTGTTGATTTGGATGCGTGACCATGGACTGATGCAAAAGGGTGTTCAGGATTGGCTGCACTTTTTGGGTGTTAGCCGTGTGGAATATGCCAGCTACTATACAACTATTCAGCGTTGTTTGCGACAAACTGTAAACTCTGATATCACAGCCAGTTATGATGCGGCAAGTGCATTTATTATGGCAACAAAAGGTCAGCACTACGACAACATTTCGCTAACCAACAAAAAGTTTATTGCAAGTGCTGCGCCAGTGATTGATGACAAGCGCTATGCAGGCAGCACATTGCCCATGCCTAATATGAGTCCTATCTACAATCGTATGACTGCTGGTGACCTATGTGTCCACAGTCATGGCACACCTGATCTGGCAGCACTGGCAAGTCTGGATATTGATGTTGAAGATGTGTACAACAACAAAGAACTGTTGAACAATCCAGAGCTGTGGTTGGCACAAGGCAGCACAAATAAGATCAACAAAGTTGGCAAAACAAGCTGGGATACATCCAGTTATCTGTATGTGATGGCGCACAATGTTTACAAGACTATTGAAACATTGCAGCAAGTTAATCAGACTGTTGACTTGAGTCAAGTTGATGCTGGCGACTTTGATCATCGTGAATTTACCACAATGGCTGCTCGCAAGGGCAAAATAGAACTCAGCCACTGGACGCCAATTAATGTTTTGATTACAAACAAAATTATTGAAGATGTGTTGACAAGTGAAACACCCATGGATGTAATTAACGACTCGGCGCGTTACCTGGACAGTCAGAGTATTGTCAAGGGCTATGCAAGTACAGACACTGCTTTCCATAGCAACTTTGATTTTACATAAAGGACCTAAAGTATGAATAGTAAAATAGTAATATGCTCAGGGGGTTACGACCCCCTGCACAGCGGCCATATTAAATTGTTCGAAGCTGCCCGCAAGTTGGGCGGTACCCTAATTGTAGGCGTCAACAGTGATGCCTGGCTTGACCGCAAAAAGGGCCAGCCATTCATGCCTTTTGAAGAACGCACCGCTATTGTTGGCGCGTTGGGTGTTGTTGATGATGCATATGGATTTAATGATGATGACGGTAGTGCTACTGATGCAATACGTCAAACCCTGATTCGATATAACGAGTGTGATATCATCTTTGCAAATGGTGGTGACCGCACAGTCAGCAACATTCCGGAAATGGATGCCTTTAAGGATGAACCACGTGTAAAGTTTGCATTTGGTGTGGGCGGTGAAGACAAGGCCAACAGCTCAAGCTGGATCCTAAGTGAGTGGAAATCGCCCAAGACAGAGCGTCCTTGGGGGTATTATCGCAAGCTGCATCAAGACGGTCCAGGCACCCATGTTAAAGAACTGGCAGTGATGCCGGGGCAGACACTGAGTATGCAACGCCACAGAAGCAGGAGTGAGTTGTGGATGGTGACATCAGGCCAAGCAACCGTTGTTACTGCTATAGATGACCTTGACAATTCAGTGAAAAATGTATATAATAAACACGAACAGCTAGCTATCCCTGTGGGAATGTGGCATCAGTTGTCTAATGAAACCAATGACATAGTGAAGATTGTTGAGATCCAATACGGTGAACGCTGTATGGAAGAAGACATTGAACGTGTGGGCGTTGATAAAGATTATGGATCAAGTTTATATGAATAATAAAGAAAACACAATGAATACAATATGGGTAGTACCTATCGAGCCGCTGTCAAATAGATATACAACTATTTGGTATGATGACATCCCCAAGATTTTACGGTCAGAAATTGCTGAGGCTGGCAGTGACTTTGTAGTTAAAACTATTGACGGCGAAAGTATTGCTGATCAGACAACAACTGGTGCCTTTCTTGATTTTGCACAGACAAATATCTACAAAGGATCACAGGCAGTTACAATCAGCAAGCTGTTTGCTGATGGGATGGTTAAAGACGGTGACAGATTCCTGGTCACAGATGCATGGAATTTTGTAATCACTCCTATTATCTATATGAGTGAACTGCTGGATATTGACATTGACATCCATGGTATTTGGGAAGCAGGCGCACACGATCCCACTGACATATTGGGTATGAAGGTGGGCAAAGACTGGGCGTTCAATCAAGAGCGGGCATGGTTTTATGCTTGCAAGAAGAATTACTTTGCCAGTGAATTCCACAAAGACTTGTTCTTAAAGAACTTGGAAATTCCAGAGAAGGATCATCACTTAGCTGAGAAGTCCGCACACCCAAGCATTCATCTTGAGGAAGCATGTACCCCATATCAGCGCAACACTCAGCGTGATAAGACAATCGTATTCACACATCGTTTAAATGCTGACAAGCAGCCTGAGATTTTCCGAGACTTGGTAACGCATCTGCCCAAAGACTGGTCACATGTTATTACACAAGATGAATCGCTTTCAAAGGCAGACTATTTTAAAATGCTGGGCAACTCCAAGATTGTGTTTAGTTGCTCGTTGCATGAAAACTTTGGCTATGGGCAACTGGAAGGAACAATGTGTGGTGCGCTGCCAGCGGTCCCGGATCGTGCATGTTATTCAGAAATGTATCGTCCAGCGTTTACCTATCCCAGCGAATGGACAGAATCATTTGATAAATATGTAGAACATAGAGACCAACTAGTGGCGTATTTGGTTGATATGATGGATAATTACCAGGCTATTCGTGATGATGAATATCAAGAGCAAGTAACACATATCGGTAGACACCATACATATCCCACTGAAATGGCCCGAAACATTACACAAAGAAAGAACCATAATGACTAAAACCGCATTTATAACCGGGATCACCGGGCAAGACGGATCTTATCTAACAGAACTATTGTTGGAGAAAGGTTACAATGTACACGGACTGATCCGTCGTTCAGCAACAGCAAGTGACCAAAATATCAGTCACTTGCTGGGCCACGAACGTCTTAACCTACACTATGGTGGATTGACTGACGCACTGTCAATCTATCAGGTATTGAAGATTGCTCGTCCAGATGAAATTTACAACTTGGCAGCACAGAGTGATGTAAAGATTTCCTTTGATACACCAGTTGAGACTGCTGATATCAACGCCCTCGGCACAATGCGTATTTTAGAAGCCATGAAGCAATTGGATATGATGGGTACTACAAAGTTCTATCAAGCATCTACATCTGAGCTTTATGGTGCAGTTAAAGAGATTCCACAAACAGAAACCACACCATTCCATCCGCGCAGCCCATATGGTGTAAGCAAATTATATGCTTATTGGGGTCTACTCAACTACAAAGAGTCATACAACTTGTTTGGATGTAATGGTATTTTGTTTAACCATGAATCGCCACGTCGCGGAACAAACTTTGTAACACGCAAGATTACGTCACAAATTGGTGAACTCATGCGTGGTGAACGCACTGAAATTGAACTGGGCAACATTGACTCGCGTCGCGATTGGGGCCATGCCAAGGATTATGTCCGTGGAATGTGGCAAATGATGCAGCATGATACACCTGATGATTATGTACTGGCCACAGGCGAAACACGCACCATCCGTGAATTTGTGGAATCAGCATTTAAACATGTTGATGTCAACATATCATGGGATGGCAGTGGCTTACAGGAAGTGGGCATTGTCGGCGGCAGAAAGACTATTAAAATTAACCCAGCATATTACAGGCCAGCAGAAGTTGACTTGTTGATTGGCTGCCCTACAAAAGCAGAAACTGTATTAGGCTGGGAGCGTGAATTTACATTCGACCAGCTTGTAGCTGATATGATGCAAAACGACTTAACAAAATAAACAAGGAATATACATGACAACCTCAAAAACTATCCACGATCGCCTTATTGAAGCCGGTCACCGATTCCACTCAAATGATAACATTGCTGATTATATTGAAGCTGGTGAGTTAGAACTACTACAAGCAGAAGTTGAAGCACAAATGCAAGGCGTTTTGGAGGCGTTGGTTATTGATACTAAAAATGACCACAACACACACGAAACAGCAAAACGTGTGGCCAAGATGTTTGTACGCGAGACATTTGGTGGACGTTATACACAGCCGCCAGTCGTCACAGCGTTCCCCAACGCAGCCCTGTACGATCAAGTATACATTACTGGTCCTATTACAATTCGATCTACATGCGCACACCATATGGCAGCAATTAAAGGAAAATGTTGGGTTGGAATCTTCCCAGGTGACGAAGTAGTTGGACTAAGTAAGTTCAATAGGATAGTGGATTGGGTCGCATCCCGTCCCCAAATTCAAGAAGAAATGACAACAGAAATTGCTGATGAAATTGAGAAAATGACTAAAGCAAAAGGGGTTGCCATTGTATTGAAGGCTGAGCACCAGTGTATGACCATGCGAGGAGTCAAAGAACATGATTCCGATATGACGACCTCTATTATGCGAGGTCTCTTCCGAACTGATCCACAATTGAAGAATGAGTTTCTTCAATTGTTGGCTGGTATGAAGGGATTTAACGGTTAAACGACTTATAGTCATTTTCACATATTGTAATTAACTCGAACCCTGCATCTAAAATTTGTTGTTCCCGTTGCAGGGTTCAAGTATATAATTCGCCATATGTTTTATTAATCATCGGATGCTTGTCTTCTGCATTAAATAGTTTGGGATTACCGTGCCAGAAGTCACCATTAAATAAAAACGCTGTATTTGACACTGGATTATACCCGTCAAAAATATGCTTCGTTTGTCCTATTCTTACTATGTGCTGTCTTACTGGTACATCTAATAAATCCAACCACTCTTTTTCTGGTTTAGATATGCGCATAGATACTTTGGAACATGACGGACACCCACTACCCATCATGTGTAATTTGGCAGTAGTTTCAAACTCACCATGAGTACTGCATGTTGGAATTACAGGCGCATCTATATGCGTATATATAAAATTAGAATATGTATATAACATGCCATGAACTTTAATGAAATCTAGCAGCCGTTCTTCCGTAGACTTTCTTTTACTGTTGCCAGTTTTAATACCACGTTGTTCGTTCGCACAAGTAGGACATCCTCTCCCGTAACGATGGTCATTGGCCCGTTGTTGAAACATGCCATGTGTGATACATATAATTTGAACATGCTGGTGGGCGCTTATATAATTTGTTCTACTATAATCATATAAATTATTATGGACGATAGACGCAATGGCTGCCCATTTCTTGGTTGTTAGCTTTTTAGACATAATGTTCTCCAGATAAATAGTATGTGGGACAGCCTTGAAACTTCCAGACTGGGTTTTGAAATGTTTCTACCATTTCAATTACCACAGCTATTTATTTAATACTTACCATAAACACATAAGGATAAACAAATGACTATGGGTGACCCAGCAGACATCATTACCGCAGCGGGTGTAACCGCTGCGATTACAACTGCCTCGATACAGCAACACATCACTGGCTTCAACTCTAACACAATGAGCAACGGTGGTTATGTAAACAACCAGCCATGGTTTAATGATGACTATCAAATTGTTCCCCATGAACAATATCCTGTTACATTCGTCACTGGTGTGCGGATAGGTAGTGATGCTGAGTTATTAGAAGATCGTTTGAGCAGGATTGAAAAGGCAATTGGTATATCCACACGTTACCCAGATCTTGAATCCAAATATCCAGATCTGCATACCATTGGTGAACAAATGGATCGTGTAATAAATCACTATCCTGTACAAACCCCTATATCAATTGGTGGTGATTACACGCAATTGGCTGGAGAATGTATGATAATGGAAAAATTGAAGGAAAACAATGACACTAACGAATGAACAACTTCTTAAAAAGAACGCAGACCTTGATGCACAACTAGTGGAATTAACAGGTATCTTGGAAAAGATGATCTGTAAAATGGATTCAATTGAATCAGAATTAGTTGAAATGCGCAGGCTAATGGCCGCAGACTTTAACAAAGATAAATCATAATGTGGTATTTTCCTGAGTTTACATATTTTACCATAGCATTACTCGCCGCAGAACAAACACGATACAGTAATAATAACACTATTGGAACTTCAAAATGATCGACATGCAAAAACATCAATTAATTTATGCGCCTCATATAGCTCTTGACACCGCAGTGAAAGAATTTGTCGGCGATCATGTTGAACGTCAAGCTGTTAGCCAGCATATGCAGACATTATGTCAGCATCACAAAGGGTTGGGCCTTGCTGCTAATCAAATTGATATGGATGCCGCAGTATTTGTCACCCACATTCAAGGTGACATGGTAACAATGTTCAACCCCATGGTCTTGGAAGTAAGCGATGACAATGTGCTAATGAGCGAAGGATGTTTGAGCGATCCTGGGTTGTATTTAAAAATCAAACGTCCAGATATGATTTTAGCCAGCTGGGAAGATGAACTGGGTTCGCGCACCCAAGCACAGTTGTATGGTATGGACTGCCGCACCTTCTTACATGAAATGGATCACCTATCTGGGGTGATGTTCAGTGACAGGGCAGGCGCAACCAAACTTAAAATGGCGCGGGCCAAACAAGCCAAACTAATGAGCCGGGCGGCAGACCGTATTATTCAATCAATGAAGTAATTGCATTGTGCTGTCAACTGTGCTACAATGAGTTATAAATAACATAATGGATATGAACATGACTAATCAAGAGCAACAATGCCACTTCTGGCACAAGGCCGATCGACCAAACTCAATTTTCGCACAGCCTGAAAACTACGTCCAAAACATTGAAGACGGTATCGTATTTGCTGAATTTCAAGCCGCACTTGCGGTGGCTCTTTCTTCAGTATATGGCTTTGAACGCGACAGCTTTGAAATTGTAGATGCACATGTTGCTGAAGATCAAGCAGGTCTTGAAGCAGAAATCATCTTCACAGAAGAAGGTGTTATTATGGCCAAGCTACGTGACATGATTACATAACCCATAAAAAACAAGCCCATGCAAAATGGCAACAGTATATTAAAAGGATGATACATGTTTGGAACAAACGAAATAGTCGGAAAATAATACCGCCTGCATAAATACATGTAGGAGATATCATGATACATACGGTTTATAAAACAACAAACTTAATAAACGGCAAATATTACATTGGGAAACATTCTACTGAAAACATAAATGATAATTATTTAGGGTCAGGTATTGCACTGCTTAAAGCAATATCTAAGTATGGTAGAGATAAGTTCGTTAAACAAATATTATTTCAGTATACTGACGAAGCTGCGGCCTACGCAACTGAACATAAATTAATAATAGAAGCAGATATGGTGAACGATCCGCAAAGTTATAATTTATGCTATGGTGGACTTGGATTCTGGCAAGGATCAACACACACTATTGAAACTCGAAAAAAAATATCAGAAGGCAATAAAGGCAAGGTACGCTCAGACACTGCCAAGATTAAATATAGCACAGCCAAACGCGGCATACCTAAAAGTGCAGATCACAAACAAAAACTAAGTGATATAAACACTGGTAAAATACATACACAGGAAACTAAAGATAAAATATCAGCAGCAAATACTGGACGGACACTTACACAAGCCACCAAAGATAAAATATCAGCATCTAACAAAGGTCGTCCAAGCAACAGATTGGGCACAACCTGTTCTAATGAAACTAAAGCACGGATGTCGGCGGCACAAAAAGGTCGAATAGTGTCTACAGACGCCCGTGCAAAATTGAGCGTGGCTAACACTGGTGAAAATAATCCTAATTTTGGTACAATGTGGATTACAAATGAAGAAGAGAATATGAAAATTAAAAAGACAGACGTTATCCCGGATGGATGGCGAAGAGGACGAATATTTAAGAAGGGATACAACCATGTTCGGAACAAATGAAATTGTGGGCAAGCGTTTTTTCAAAGACGCAGAAAAAGATCAGATGCTGGTAACATCTATGTTTATGACACTACAGGGTGAAGGCCCTTTTAGAGGGGAGCCTGCGTTTTTTATCCGGCTGGCAAAGTGCAACTTGGATTGTCAGTTCTGTGACACATTCTTTGACGACGGTGATTGGCTGACTTTTGATGAGATTGAGCAGCGCATTGAGGAAACTATTGACCAGTTCTACATTGATAAAAAAATGGATCGACCAGCATGGACAAGACACGCAATAAAAACAACTGATTTGTCTGAAGATTCAGTAGTTGAATATCAGTTAGGGTCGCCTATGCGCAAACGTATGGTGCTGGTGATGACTGGTGGCGAACCGATGCTGCAAGATAATATCAATCCTTTCCTTGAACGCATGGAACAGGTGTTTGATAAGTCACAGATTGAGAGCAATGGCACACAGGCAACTGCCATTCCAGAAAGCACAACATTGGTGTGTTCGCCTAAATGCTTGGAAAAGAAAAAGGTAGCTGTACGGTATTTGAAACCCCGTCCGGAAATTCTAGAGCGGGCAACTTGTTTGAAGTTTGTTATGGAAGCTGACCAGGATTCGCCATACTGTGATATTCCAGATTGGGCACATGAATGGCATGCTGAAACTGGCCGTGCTGTTTTTGTTAGCCCTATGAACGTGTACAACACAGTGCCGTTGGAGAGCAAAAAATTCCGTCTCAACAGCAATACAACCAGCTTGAAGCAGCGTAGCGAGATTGACGAAGTGGTGTCATTTTGGGAACCAGAATTGCTGGATATGAAAGCAAATCAGATTAACCATGAATATGCTGCACAATTTTGTGTGAAGCATGGTTATATCCTAAATTTACAGATTCATCTTTACTGCACTATGGCATGATTATCACTGCTATCATACCCAGGCCATATGAAGTATCAATTCGGTATGTTATGCCAAATATAATTGCACATGACATTATTGGCTGTTCACCATTTTGCGGACCTAAAGGCAAGATCGTTGACATGTCAACGAGGTACAAACAATGATCATCACTGCTATTGTTCCGTTGGATGGTGTCGAATTATTGAAGCGCCTAGTTGCCAGCAAATCATATACTTTTCGTGAACGATTAGCGTCTTGTAACGTAACCGATGACGAATTTATGAAATACTGGGCGGATGTGTTATGATTATCACTGCAATAATCCCACGTCCTGGCTTTTGGATTGACTGGGGCACGACTTTCCATGGCCAACCATTCATGGAAAGTTTTGCACGATCATATTTGGGCGTATGGCCAGTAGTTGAGGATATAAAATGATTATTACTGCTATTATTCCCCGACCAGGTTTTTGGGCCCAATGGGCACCCGCTATTTGGGCAAAGTCCGCACAGGATATCAAATGATTATTACTGCTATCATACCTTATAATTATAACTTAGTATTAGCTAATATGCGCCGTATTATGCCTGCACAGATGGCTGATGAACTCGTTGGTATTCAGCCAATGACTGGACCAGTTGGTGATATATTTACCCGGGCACCAGCATACAAAAAATGATTATTACAGCTATTATCCACAAAGCATAGAAGACATGATTTCTGAGATATTGGCTGCTGAAATTACTGCTGAAATAGACAAGCAAATACTGGAGACGCTTTATGAAAATTACGGCTATGATCCCTTGGCCAAAACATTTGGTGCGAGTGAGATTTACAATGGCAACGGGCAGTTGATTATCACAGCCATTGTGCCGCGACCGCAAATAACTGGATACTCTAGTTGGATTAGCGCCTACAAAGCGATATTGACAGCCAGGCCTAAATAGTATAAAATGAAGGAATAATATGAGCAGAAACTACACATTTACATCAGAGAGCGTAAGCCGTGGCCATCCAGACAAAATTGCAGACCAAATATCCGACGCACTGTTGGACGCCGCCCTCCAAGCAGGAGACCAAACAACCCGCTGCGCAATTGAAACGCTCGTTACGCGAGATATGGTTATTGTTGCTGGGGAAGTCAAAAATTTCAATCTCTCAGAAGCAGATGTGGAACGAGTCATTCGGTCTACAGTGCGGAGAATTGACCCCTATAATGACGGGTTTCAGTGGGATAGACTCACTATATCCAATCATCTCCAGTCACAGAGTGCTGACATCCGACGTGGAACAGATGGTTTCGGAGCAGGAGATCAGGGAATCATGTTTGGTTACGCTAGCAATGGAACAGCTGACCTTATGCCCGCGCCAATCCACTTTGCCCACGAAATCCTTCATGGACTTGATGCCCGCCGAGTTGCAGGAGCGGATTTCCTACGCGCAGACGCCAAAAGCCAGATCTCAGTCGAGTATCAAAACGACGCGCCCCGGCGGATAGATTCTATTGTTTGCTCACACCAGCACACACAAGGCAGCATGGATCAAGTCAGAGCCATTGTATACGAAGCTGCTCATGCCAGCAGTTTCAGCAAGCTGATTGACAACGATACCAAATGGCACATAAACCCCACTGGTAATTTTGTAATTGGCGGACCAGCAGGTGACTGTGGTGTCACAGGGCGAAAAATTATTGTTGACACCTATGGCGGATGGGCCCCACACGGCGGCGGTGCGTTCTCAGGCAAAGATCCCACAAAGGTTGATCGCAGTGGTGCGTATGCTGCACGATGGGTAGCCAAAAATGTAGTTGCTGATGATATGGCTGACTGGTGTCAGATCCAAATATCTTATGCAATCGGTGTGAAACAACCAATAAGTATACTGGTGGACAGCAATGGACACAATAGAACTATTGAGAAATTTATCAGAGAGACCATAGACCTCACGCCCAAGGGAATTATTGACAGATTTGACCTTTTCAGTTATACTGATTACAGCGAAAATTGTGTCTACGGACACTTTGGCAATAATCACACCCCATGGGAGAAAATTGGATGGTAGAAAGAACATTTGAACATTTGAACAATGGTTCATTGAACACCAAATACACGAAGTTATTTCGTGCCGCTCAGAGTTATTGGCTGAACACATCAACGACGCTGGCAGTGGTCATACAAGTATGACAATAACACACGAAAGAATTACTACTATGCTAAAAGAAGCATATGAACAAGGGAAAAACGATGTTTAAAAAACTATTCGGCCCCAGCAAAATGGACAAGCTGGAAGAAAAATTTACAGCCATGGAGGGTGAGCGAATTCAAGCTGCTGAACAAGCCGCCCAGTCTCAACGTGAGGCAGATGCAGAAAATCAACGACTGGCAGCAGCACTCAAAGCCATCCAAGACGCAAAGACACCCAAGGAACTGGCAACAGATGCTGATGAGCCATGGGTTGATGTTATTGAAACTGTATTTGAAGATCCTGAAAATCCGTCCAAAGGGTCGTTTGAATTGGATTGGAATCAGCAATTTATTGATCTGCTGATTGAGCAGGGATACAGTGGCCGTGGCGACTCTGATGTAATTGACCAATGGTTTAACGACTTGTGTCGTGGCGTAATTGGCGACAACGTATAGGAGTTCTCCCATGGACGATAAAAAATTCCAGCGTGTTACCCATACATTTACCCAACAATATTCCAACTGGGGTGAAGGTTCTGTGTTTGACCAATTTTCAGCACGTACCAATACGTTTGATATCCTGGAAATGATGGACTTGTTGGAGGCAGAGGTCATGCGTGACCGCGATTACACAATGGCCAACCAGATGCTAGACAATGTCACATGAGGTTCTAAAATGAAACACGCTGACATCGAGCGTTCTATTAAAGTGGCGATGGCACACTTTTGCGATAAATCTTCCTCCGTTTTTGGACCGACCAACGGTGGGTTTCGTAGATGGCTAAGTGTTTACTGGGGCATTGAAGCTGACAGGGAGAAGAGCAATGGCGCGGGCATATGGACGTGGACAGTTACAAATATACGTGACCCTGAAAAGGCCGTTATGTTCAAGTTGAGGTTCTAACCCATTGACAAATCACTATAAACAGTATACAATAAGAAAAACAAAGGAATAACTATGACATATATCTTGGTGGACGCCGCCAACATGTTCTTTAGAGCAAAACACGTGGTTCGTGGAGACATTGAAACTAAAATTGGCATGGCAATGCACATCATCTTTGCCAGCATTAATAAGAACTGGCGGGATTTAGGCGGCACCCATGTTGTGGTATGCTTTGAAGGACGCAGTTGGCGCAAAGACTTCTACCCGCCTTACAAAGCCAATCGCAAAGTCAAGCGTGAAGCGATGTCTGCTAGTGATACTCAAGACGATGTGTTGTTTTTTGAGGCGTTCGATAACTTCCATAAATTCCTACATGAAAAGACAAATGTTACCGTGTTGCAGGATCCGCAAGTGGAAGCAGATGACTTTATTGCACGTTGGATCCAGACACACCCAGATGACAAGCACGTAATTGTCAGCTCAGACAGTGACTTTTATCAGCTTATTAACGAGAATGTATCACAATACAATGGTGTAAGTAACCAGCATATGTTCCATGATCGGGTTGTAGATGACAAAGGCAAAGCAGTTATTGACAAGAAAACTGGTGAGGCCAAGCAGATTGGCGATCCTGAATGGCTGTTGTTTGAGAAGTGTATCCGTGGCGATGTAAGTGATAACATTTTCAGTGCATATCCTGGCACACGCACCAAAGGCACCAAGAACAAGATTGGCATGCTGGATGCGTTTGAAGATCGCAATGGCAAGGGCTTTAACTGGAATAACTATATGTTGCAGACTTGGACTGATCACAATGGTGACGAGCATCGTGTACGTGATGACTATCTGCGTAACAAACACATGATTGACTTGACAGCGCAGCCTGATGATATTAAAGCAAGATTGGACGCGGCCATTGTTAACGCTGTACAGGCTGAACACAAAGGACAAGTTGGTATGCGATTGCTACAATTTTGTGGCGCAAATGACTTGTACAAAGTTGGCGATCAAGCAGACGACCATGCAAAATATCTAGGAGCATCATATGCCAACAAAACTAACCGCAACTGAGATTACCAAGAACTTT